CGCGGCAAAAACCGTCGATTTGCCCGCCACACCGAAAGTCGCTGCACAGAACATGAACGTGTTCAGTGCGTCGATGGAAAAGGTTTCGGCGGCCGTCGACGCCGCGCTGGTACCGGCGGTAGGGGCATTGGTGGTCGGGCTGGAACCGATGCTGACCCAGGTCGGCAGCCTGCTCGCCGACAACCCGAAACTGGTCGAAGGCCTGGCGGCGGGGGCAATCGCTTTCTCCGCCATGCAAACCGCCGTCACCGGCATGACCCAAGTGATGGACGTGATGAGCATGGTGCTCAAGACCAACCCGATCATGCTGATCGCCATGGGTATCGCAGTGGCGGCCGGTCTGATTTATGCCAACTGGACGCCGATCAGCGCGTTCTTCAAGGACATGTGGGAGGGCGTGAAAAACATCGGTGTGAGTGCGATGGCGACGTTGCGCTCGATCCTCGATTGGCGACCACTGGATGCACTGGCGGCATTGTGGTCACCGATCGCGGGATTCTTCTCCGGGATCTGGGATAAGGTCAAAGCGGTCACCGCGCCAGTGATCGACTTTTTCAAATCGGTGTTCTCGTGGACGCCCGCCGGCATGATCCTGGAAAACTGGGCGCCGCTGACCGGTCTGTTTTCGGCGATCTGGGACTTGCTCAAGGCCTTGAGTGTGCCGGTGATGGCATTTCTCAAAGGTCTGTTCGACTGGACACCGTTGGGAATGATCATCAACAACTGGGGGGCGATCACCGGGTTCTTTGCCTCGATCTGGACGGCACTGCAACTGGCGGCACAAGCCATCAAGGACTTCTTCGGCACGTTGTTCGATTACTCCCCGCTGGGCATGATCGTCAACAACTGGGGCAGCATCGTGGCCTTCTTCGAACCGATCTGGGCCGCGCTGCAAGCGTCGGCGCAGCAGATCAAAAGCTTCTTCCAGAGCCTGTTCGAATGGTCGCCGCTGGAACAGATCGCGATGTACTGGCAGCCGATCAGCGAAGTGTTTTCGGCGCTGTGGGGCGTGGTGCAAGCGTTGGCCGCACCGGTACTTGAGTTTCTGCACAGCATGTTCGAATGGACACCGTTGGGGCAGATCATCAAGAACTGGGGGCCGATCACCGAGTGGTTTGGCGAGTTGTGGCAAAAGCTGCAAACCGTGATTGCGCCGATCAAGGAGCTGTTCGACGGCGGTTTTGCCGGACTCATCGCCAAGGTCACCGGCAAGGTTGAAACGTTCACCGAAGCGCAACGCCAGACCAATGCCGAAGGCAAAGGTGAGTTGGCGCCGGCGTTCTTCGGAGCAACGCCGCAAGCAGCGGGTAACGGTGGACTGCAGAGCGGATCACTGCCGCAAAGCTCCGGCGCACTGATTCAACAAAGCGCAATCAACAACCGCACGCAACTCGAAGGCGGCCTGACCGTGCGCTTCGAAAATGCACCGGCCGGATTGCGCACCGATCAACCGCAAAGCAATCAACCGGGCCTGGCGCTGTCTTCGCGCATCGGCTATCGCTCGCTGTCGGCAGGAGGTTCCAATGAACTGGCGTGACCGTTTGTTGCCGGCATCCTTTCGCGGTGTCGGCTTCTGGATCGATCAGGCGAAAACCCCGGTCGGTCGCAAAGGTCAGTTGCACGAATATCCGCAACGCGACCTGCCGTATTTCGAGGACCTCGGCCAGCAGGCGAGGATTCACGATGTCACCGCATTCATCATCGGCGCCGATTGCCTGGAGCAGCGCGACAAGTTGCTCAAGGCTTTGGAAGCGGGCAATGGTGAACTGGTGCATCCGTGGCTCGGGCGCCTGCAAGTCAAGGTCGGCGAATGCGACATGACCCACACCCGCCAGGACGGCGGGTTGGTGACCTTTACCCTGAAGTTCTATCCAGACCAACCGCTGCCGTTCCCGACTGCCACCGTCAGCACACAGAAAGTGTTGCTGGCCAAGGCCGACACGCTGTTGGGTTCGGCGGTGGCACGCTTCGAACAGGCGATGACGCTGATCAAGGCCGCGCGGATCGGCATTGCCAATCTGCGTAACAGCCTGACCGGGGTTTATGAGGTGATCAAAGAACAGCTCAAGCCGCTGATCGAGCAGTACCGGCAGATCACCGAACTGGTCAAGGCAGTGAAGGAGTTGCCCAAGGAAGTGGCGGCGGAGTTCAAAGGTTTGCTCGGCGATATCAAGGAGCTCAAGGAATTCGCGAAGGAAGGCTACCGTGGCGTGATTGCCGACGTCTCCCAGCAACTTGAAGCCATCCGCAAGGCTGATGCGCCGAAGATCACCACCGGCAAGGACACCAATGCTGCGGCGCAAGCCATGGCCGATCTGGTACAGGACACGATGCTGGTCAAAGTGGCGCAATGGGTAGCGTCGATGCCAGTGGCGAGCCCCGCCGTGAAGCTGTCGTCGACACCTTCGGTGGCGCAGCAGGCGGATCAACCCGTGACCCGTCCGGAAGTACCGGTGACCGATGAAATGAAAGCACTGCAGAAGGCGGTCGGGGTGGCCATTGATCCGATGCTGGACAAGGCCGATCCCAAACACCACCAGGCAATCAACGATGTGAAGGAAGCGCTGCTGGCGCATCTCAAGGCAGTGGCGTCATCCGGTGTGCGACAGGTGACTAAATCGTTCCAGGAAAGCCTGCCGGCGCTGGTTGTGGCCTACAAGCAATTTGCCGATGCCACACGGGTGACTCAAGTGACTCAAAGCAACGCGATGAACCATCCGGGCTTTTCACCCAACGACGTGAAAGTGTCCAGGGAGTGAGCCATGAGCGAGATGGATAACCGCGTCACGTTGACCGTCAACAACATGGAATACGGCGGCTGGAAAAGCGTGGAAATCACCGCTGATCTGGAGCGCCAGTTCCGCACTTTCAAACTCGACATCACCTGGCAGTGGCCGGGGCAGACGGTGGACCAGCGGATCAAGCCGGGTGACCCCTGCGAAGTGAAGATCGGCCAGGACCTGGTGCTCACCGGCTATGTGTTCAAGGCCCCGATCCGCTATGACGGACGGCAGATCAGCCTGAGCATCGAGGGCAGTTCCAAGACCCAGGATCTGGTCGATTGCGCCGCCAGAAACCAGCCGAACCAGTGGCAGGAGCAACCGCTGTTGAACATCGTTCAGGCGCTGGCGATGGAGTACGGGCTGATGGTGGTCAATGAAATTCCCGAGACTGCGCGGCTCGCCAAGCACACCATCGTGCCGGGCGAAACGGTGTTCCAGTCGATCGACCGGTTACTCTCGCTGTTCCGGGTGTTTTCCACCGATGACGCGCAGGGCCGGTTGGTGCTGGCCAAGCCTGGCAGTGGTGGGCGGGCCAGTGATGCGCTGGAGCTGGGCAAGAATATCCTGTCGGCCAACGCCCCCATGGATCAGAGCCAGGTGTTCTCCGAATACCGGGTGATCGGCCAGCAGAAAGGTTCGGACAAGAAGAGCGGGGCAGCGGTCAGCGAGGTTGAATCCAGCGCGACCGACCTGAGCTTCAAACGTCGACGCACCACCATCATCAACGAGGGCACCGCGCTGACGTTCGAACTGGCCCAGCAACGCGCCCAGTGGGAGAGCGCCACCCGTATGGGCCGGGCACAGACCACCACGTATCAGGTGCAGGGCTGGCGCCAGGCCAACGGTGATCTTTGGCGGCACAACACGCTGGTCAAAGTCACGGATCCGGTGCTTGGGTTTGATGGCGACATGCTGATCTCCAAGGTCACTTATTCGCTGTCGGCACAAGGCTCGGTGACCACGCTGCAAGTGGCACCGCCGCATACCTTCGATCCTGATCCAACACCCCCGAAAAAAACCTGAGCCTGACTCCGGACCCTGTGGGAGCGAGCCTGCTCGCGAAAGCGCTGGCAGCTTCAACATCACATTGCCTGACCCAGCGCATTCGCGAGCAGGCTCGCTCCCACAGTGGATCGCGTGATGCCTACCTCTTGAGGACAATTCATGAGCCTACTGACACGCCTGCTGGCGCGCGGCACTGTCGTGCTCGCCAACTCGGCATCCAAACTGCAATCGCTGCAAATGCGCCTCACCGCCGGCGAAGTGAACGACGACATGGAGCATTTCGAGCCCTACGGCTTCACCAGCCATCCGCTGGCCGGCGCCGAGGGCGTCGTCACCTTCATCGGCGGCGACCGTTCCCACGCCATCGCTCTGGTCATCGCTGACCGCCGCTATCGCCTGCAAGCGCTGGCCGCTGGTGAAGTGGCGATCTACACCGACGAGGGCGACAAGATTCACTTCAAGCGCGGGCGGATCATCGATATCGAAACCGCCACGCTGAACATCCGCGCCAGCAGCGCGGTGAACTTCGATACGCCGGTGATCAACCAGACCGGCAAGATCGTCTCCACCGGTGATCAGCTTGCCGGTGGCATCAGCCAGATCAAACACGTGCACGTCGGCGTACAAGCCGGCAGCGGCCAGACCGGTGCGCCGGCAGGAGGCAAGTGATGCTGATCAGCCAAAACCTCCACGCCGCACTGACCCGCGCCGTGCTCATCAGCCTGTTCACCTGGCGCCGCGCCGCCGATGACGACGCCCTCGACGACGAAGAGCGTTTCGGCTGGTGGGGCGACACCTTTCCCACCGTTGCCGACGACCGCATCGGCTCGCGGCTATGGCTGCTGCGCCGGGTGAAATTGACCCGACAAACGCAGATGGACGCCGAGTTCTATGCCCGCGAAGCCTTGCAGTGGCTGATCGACGACGGCCACTGCAGCGCCATCGACATCATCAGCGAACGCCTCGACGCCCAGCGCCTGAACCTGCGCACGGTCCTGACCCTGGCCGACGGCGAACGTCTGGACATCAACCCTGATAACAGTTGGCAGGTGATCTATGCCGTTTGAAACCCCTTCGCTGCCGGTGCTGATCAAGCGCACCCAAAGCGACCTGGCCGGCGATTCGCTGCGCCAGTCCGATGCGCAAGTGCTGGCCCGTACCCTAGGTGGCGCAGCTTATGGTCTGTACGGTTATCTCGACTGGATTGCCGAGCAAATCCTGCCCGACAAGGCCGATGAGTCGACCCTGGAGCGCATCGCCGCACTGCGTTTGAACCAACCGCGCAAACCCGCGCAAGTCGCCACCGGCAGCGTCAGTTTTACCGCCACGGCCGGTGCAGTGCTGGACGTCGACACGTTGCTGCAATCGAACGACGGTCGCACCTACAAAGTCACCGCCGCACGCACCACGGCCAATGGCAGCAACAGCACCACCATCGCCGCACTCGATGCCGGCAGCCTCGGCAATGCCGACGCCGGGCTGGCGCTGACGCCGGTGCAGCCGATTGCCGGTGTGGTCGGCAACAGTTTTGTGGTGCTGGCGCCGGGGCTCAGTGGCGGCGTGGCACGGGAAAGTCTGGAGTCGCTGCGCTCGCGGGTGATTCGTTCTTACCGCGTGATTCCCCATGGCGGCTCGGCCAGCGACTACGAGACCTGGGCGCTGGAAGTGCCGGGCGTGACCCGCGCGTGGTGCCGTGGTGGCCTGCTCGGCCCTGGCACCGTCGGCGTGTACATCATGCGTGACGACGACCCGCAACCGGTGCCGAACGACGAGCAACTGGCCGAAGTACAGGCTTACATCGAGCCGCTGCGCCCGGTGACGGCTGAAGTGCATGTGCTTCCACCGATTCAGGTGCCCGTGACTTATCGCCTGAAGTTAACCCCCGACACCAGCGCCGTGCGCGCGGCGGTCGAAACCCAACTGCGCGACTTGCACAACCGCGAGGCCGACCTCGGCGAGGATCTGCTGATCAGCCATATCCGCGAAGCGATCAGCAGCGCCGCTGGTGAAACCGACCACGTGCTGACGGCCCCCGTCGCCAACGTCCCGGCCAACGACAGTGAACTGCTGACCTTCGGAGGTTGCGTATGGGGGGCATAAGAACCGCCGCGCAATATCAGGCGCAACTGCGCGCCTTGCTGCCCAGCGGCCCGGCGTGGGACCCGGAACGCGTGCCGGAACTCGAAGAAGTGCTGCAAGGCGTTGCCGTCGAACTGGCCCGCCTCGATGCCCGCGCCGCCGACCTGCTCAACGAGATGGACCCGGCCGGCGTCAGCGAACTGGTGCCGGATTGGGAGCGGGTGATGAACCTGCCCGACCCGTGCCTGGGCGCCACGCCGCTGTTCGACGACCGCCGCCTCGCCGTACGCCGACGCTTGCTCGCGGTCGGCAGCCAGGCTGTCGGTTACTACCTCGACATCGCCAAAAGCCAGGGCTATCCCAACGCGACCATCACCGAACTCGAAGCCCCGCGCATGGGCCGCTCACGTTTTGGCTCGGCGCATTGGGGCACTTGGGAAGCGCAGTTCATGTGGACGCTCAATACTGGCGGACGCTTGCTGCTCGGTCGGCGTTACGGCGCGAGCTATTGGGGCGAGCGTTTTGGCGTCAACCCGGGTTCGGCGCTGGAGTGCCTGATCCATCGCAGTGCGCCGGCGCATACCAAGGTGCACATCAATTATGACTAGGGAGGCATGAGCCATGGATTATCCGAACAGTGTTCCCAGCGCCGGCTTGGTGAATGGGAAGTTTGTCGATGAGAACCCGATGACCGGAACCCCGGGATCGCTGATTCCGGCGGACTGGGGGAATGGGGTTACGCAGGAAATTCTCAATGTGATCAATGCGGCCGGGCTGACGCCGGACGAGAAGAAATACGATCAGCTGTTGCAGGCGATTCAATCAGTGACGGCCAAAGGCTGGAATCAGGATCTGGCGTTGCCACTGGTGGCGTTGCCG